GAGGGGGACTGGTGGCTGGGGGCTGGGCCGGAGGGTGGGCCCGGTTTATGTTTTGGATTTTTCTTTTTGGGGGGTGGGGGGAGATAGAGGGGGGCAACACTCTACTCCAATATTTATAATACGGGGAGTAAATATCTATAGTACCGTGTAATTATCTTCTTTGTAAGAGAAACGGCATAGTGCCGAAATAATAATTAAAAAATAAAGTATTATGTCAATACCTAGCAGAGATTTTAAAATTCCACCAGGCAAGAAGGTTCCACCGAAGAATCAAACTCCACCGGAGCCAGTAAAACCTAAATTAGATAAAAACAAGTATAAGACTCAAGCAGAATATGATAAAGCGGTAAAAGCATGGGAGCAAGAGCACAAAGCTTGGACGGAAAAGTATGGAAAGAAAGAAGCACCAAAAAAGAAAGAGCCAGCGCCAAAGAAGCCGCAGTTTACAAAAACATATAAGAAAACTGCCGCTCCAGTTAAAGGTAAATTAACAACTGGTGAAAAAGGTAGAATTAGCAAAAGAATGGCTAAGAGACATACTAACATAAAAGGAGGTAGTGTTAATGTATCTCCACACGAAATGACATTAAATCAATTGTTTAAAAATTTAAGATAATAAAAAATGGGAAAAATAAAACCAGTTCTATCACTAACATCTAACGCATCGTCGGCAGGTACAAACCCTGGACCACTTAGTGTAGCACTTAATCTAACAGCAACACCAACAAAAACTGGTGATAGTGGTCTATTAACAGTCGATGTGGTGAATACAGAGGTTATAGCTGATGTATCTCTAATTGGATCTCCGGCTGGTGAAGGATTCAATAGAATAATTCAAGGTGCTGATCATGGTACAGCCATTGGTGGAACAGTTGGGTGTTGGGTATATCTAAAGAATACGACACTAACTGGAACAGAAAAGATCTACATTGGTCACATGACTGATGCTGATTACAACTCTCCAAGTGATGTTGCTTATAACAATATAACAACAAATGATCAATATGATAGATTATTTACCTTAAAAGCTGGAGAATTTGCATTTTTCCCGTATGATTACACTGGTGATTTAATTGCTGTAGCGAGTGCTGCGTCTCAATCACTAGAGTACTGGACATTTGATAGATAATAAAAATATATAAAATGGGTATAACTAAAAGAACAAGCAAGTTAGTGGGCATGGAAGATCATAATGATAAAACATCTTCCGGATATGGTAACTTTAAAATAGATAGAGGTAATCGTAGAAGAAGAGGACCATTTAGAATGATAGATGATTCTCCCTACAATTATGGTTATGCCCACAAAGAAGAATAAGGAAAATCCTTATACCAATTAATTTAAAACCAAAAACATGACATACATATACTATAAAAGTAGTTCATACACTACTGAACCGAAAATTTCAGAAAAACAAATAAGCGAGTGGAAACATTTAGCTGAAAAGAAGAACTGGAGAATTACTCAACTAGCTAACGGATATTACCAAACAGAGGTCTCAAATCCTAACAATACTGAGGAAAATGAGAAGTGGGTTGATATAACTAGGAGAGAAACAATGGAAGGAGCTGAAGCTGCTATTGAAGGGAGCGTTGATCATTTCTCTAAAAAACTAGAATTTATAAAAGGACCAAAAGTGGTCAAAACTTTTAAATAATAATTATGCCCTATTTTAAAAAAAATGAAGGATTTAGTTTGGGATTTTCACCTTACACAAGAGGTGATGCTTCTCCATTCAAGTCAACACCAGCATCCAGAATTAAAGATGCTAAAAGAAACGCTAAGTTTGATTATAGAAACGCTATAGCTGGAACAAGAGATCCACAGCATATAAAACAAGCTAGAAAAGACTACAAAATAAGAATGCAGAAGATCAGAGAAAGAGAGAAGAATTTAAGAGTTCCTAAAAAATTTAAATCCCCGTTTAAATGGAAATCAATGCCTTACTCTCCAGGTCCTGTGTCTGCTAGTATGGTTAAGTGGGATTTAGAAACTGGTATGAGAAGGAAAAAGAAGGAAGACGAAGCTTATGCGAAATGGAAAGAAAAAAAGAAAAAGAAAAAGGCAGCAAGAAAAGCAAAAAAGAATTCTCCATTTACAAAGAAAGCCAGACGAACAATAAATCCGTTTGACAGACACGAGAGAGTAGATCAACACGGTTTAGGGGGTCATAAAAGAAGAATAAAGAGAGTTAAAAATAGACCACAAGAAGGAGGTGCTGGTGGCGGTCCTAAGGACATGGAAATGTGGGCTAAAAGAAATAGAGGATAATATGGCGTTTAAGTTAGGTAATAGATCTTCTTCATTTAGAACTCCTCTAAATAAGGTAAACCACACTAGCGGTATGGAGAGAGATATAGCTGGTGAGGCAAACCTAGATGGTTCTATAAATGTAAGTAGTAATATACCTAAAGACAGTGCTGAGTATAAAAGAGTGATGAGGCACGAGCTTCAACATAAGAGAGATATGGATTCTGGTAGAGCTTCTTATGGTGAAAACCATGTTGTTTGGGAAGGTAATATATACTTTAGGAGAATGATAGATGGTCAAGCATTTATAGATGGACCAGCAGGTAGATTACCAGAAGGACATCCTGATCACCCATGGGAAATGGTTGCTATAGCAGCCGAACAAACAAATGAACATGATAGTGAGATAGCTAAAGCCGACTCGGGTTCAGATGTTCAGGGAGAATCACCTTATCCGTTTGCGATAGGTAGATTTGCTTTAGGTGGATTAAGTAACGTTATTGGTAGAATGAAAAGAAAAGGTAAGAAGTTATCAAAAGAAGAGAAGATGGAGTTAGTTAAAGAAATATCTGGTAGTATAGGTGGTGGAATGTTTGGAATGATGGGAAGTGGAATAAGAAATAAATTTAAAAAATAATATATGCCAAATTTTAAAAAATCGAGTGGGTTTGAAATGAAAGGATCAACCTTTTATGGAAAATCTCCATTTAAAAAGAACCCAAAGGATAAGAAAAAAAGAATGCTTAATCCTAAGTATCACAAACAGTTTAGAGAAAGAGGATATGATATGAGTAAGTGGGATCCTATAACTGGACTCTTTATACCTAAAGATAAAAGAAATAAATAAATCATGCCAAATTTTAAAGAACCAAGAGGGTTCAAAATGAATGGAACAACTCTCTATGGAAAGTCTCCATTTAAAGGCAAGTTCTGGGATAAAGTAAAAACAACTGTTAGAGATAATGCAATAACAAGAGGTATAGCAAAAACAGGGGCACGTGGAGTTAGATTAGCTAGAGGTTTATCAGGTGCAGGTGCGATGTTTGAGTTTGGCAATTTTTTGCATAAAAATAAAGTTGGACAAAAAAGTGTTAAAGGAATAAAAAGAAAAGGCAATAGAGGCCACATGATTAACAAAATTTAAAATAAAAACAATGGGATATATACAATCAGGGTTTACACCGTTCACAAAGAGAGGTGATGGTGGAGGTTTAATGCAGAGACTGAAGGAATTAAGGATGAAACTACAAGTAGCTAAACCTAAAGACAAAAGTAAAATTAAAAAACAAATCCAAGCTCTTCAAGATAAGATCGACGCAGGGTACGAGCAAAGTAATCAAATGAACCCTAATAACCCAGATAGAGATTAACTATGGCTTATAAACAAAGAGGGTTTTCCCCGTTTACAAAAGCTACTGATCCACCTAATGATGGTGATGTAGAGATGACTAAAAAAGAAAAGAGGAAACATAGAAGAGAGGTTCTTAAGTATAATAAAAAAACCGCTAAACCTCTTAATGAGCTACAAAAAAAGAAAATAAAAGAAATGTTAAGCGAAATGGATCCAAAAGATCCAGAGGCAAAATTACTCAGAAAAATGCTTAATTTGAAAAAGAACAGGTAATAATACCTACAGACAATTTAATTTAATATAATAAAATATAATACCATGGAATATAACTTACCAAGTGAATTGGTTAAAAACCTAAACTTTGGTGATGACGCTAAGAATAGAGTAATCACCGGAGTAAATAAATTAGCCCAAGCCGTTAAATCTACATTAGGCGCATCAGGAAAGTGCGTGATATATGAAGACGCGCGTGGCAAACCGGTCATAACAAAAGATGGAGTAACCGTTGCAGAAAGCGTAGTCTTGCGTGACCCGGTTGAAAATATGGGTGCAACCCTAATAAAAGAAGCAGCTAGAAATACAGTTCGAGAAGCTGGTGATGGTACAACAACCGCTACAGTTCTAGCAGAAGCACTAATCAAACAAATAGATCTTGCGGTCGCAGATGGTCTTACAATCAGAGAAATTAAAGATGGAGTAAATGAAACATTAGATAATGTTATAAAGTATTTAACTAATGTTTCCGTAGAAGTTGAGGGTGATATGTTATCATCTGTTAGTTCTATATCATGTAATAATGATTCTGAACTAGGAGCTATTATATCTGAAGCATATGAAAAGGTTGGTAAGAACGGTGTGGTTCTTATGGAAGAAGGTCAAACAGAAGATACGTTTGTTGATGTTGTTGATGGTGTTCAAGTTGATTGTGGATTAACTTCACCTCATTTTATAACTAATACCGATAAACAGTTATGCGAACTTGATAATCCTTTAGTCTTTGTATGTTCATCTGAAATACCAAACGTAAGAAAGATACAGTCAATACTAGAACATGTTATAAAGAACAACCGAGCTTTACTTATAGTGGCACCAGTTGCACAGCAAGTAAAGTCGGCACTTTTAATGAATAAAGTTAAAGGTAACATTAAGGTTAATATAATAGATCTTCCAGGCTTTGGTCCTACTAAAAAAGATGCTACTGAAGATTTAGCTATATTAACTGGAGCAACTGTTTTAAATGAAGAACTAGGTGATGATTTGGATCTTATGAAACCTGAGCATTTAGGTGAAGCTGAGTTTTCTGTAACAAACGATAACAATACTGTTTTAACTTTAGAGGGAATGACAGAGGATATTGAAAATAGAATAGATGAATTAAACAATAAGTTAGCTACGGAAGAAAATGGTTTTATTAAAAAGAAACTAGAACAAAGATTAGCTATGTTGTCAGGTAGTGTAGCTATGATTAAAGTTGGCGCTGGTTCTAAAGTTGAACTTAAAGAAAAGAAAGATAGAGTTGAAGATGCTATATACGCTACCAAAGCGGCATTGCAAGAAGGTATTGTTCCTGGAGGTGGAGTTGCATTATTAAATGCTGGTCAAAAGGTTAAAGCCGATAAAGGTGGTCAAGTGTTATTAAACGCTTTATCATCGCCATACGAAACTATAATGAATAATGCTGGATTAATGATGAAACCTAGTAACTTAAAAGAGGGTTATGGTTGTAATGTTATAAATGGAACATTTCCCAATATGGTTCGCGAAGGTATTATAGACCCAGTGTTAGTAACTAAATCAGCGCTTAAGAATGCTGTGAGTGTAGCTTTAACTGTTATGTCAGCTGATTGTGTAATATCAAATATAAGAGTAGATGAAAAAGATTTATCGTAATTTTATAACAAAAGATATAGCTGATGAATTACTAGCAAAAAGAGATCCTCGTAAGCACAAGATAAAAAAGAGTGACTTAAAAAGTGTTTTAAATGATCAAACAGATTTAGTTAAAAAAGTTTTAGATAAATTAAAAGAAGACTTTGAGTTTAAAGTAAAAGATCAATCTTATTGGTTAGTAGAGGTAAGAGGTGATGGTCACGAATGGCATAAAGACACTGGTAGTGGAGGTCACATGACGTGGTGTGAGGTTGGTGTGTCTATATTATTATCAGATCGCAGTAGGTTTGAGGGTGGCGACACTTGGTATGGTGATGATGTAGATGGTACTAACGCTACTAAGTCTAAAAGACAAACTTATGATTTAGTAGCTCATACATCAGATGAGTGGCACAAAGTAGATCCACACACAGGAGAAAGGTGTGTATTTTTAATGTTTATTTAATTTAATATGAAAGCAATAAATCACTACATTATAGTAGAAAAAATAAAAGAAGGTCCTAAGAAAGTTAGTGGTCTTATATTAACAGATGATACTGATACAGATAATAGATATAAAAGAGGAAAAATTGTTTCAGTTGGCAATCTAGTTGAAGTAATAAAAGAAAACGATACGGTGTTTTACGATAAACACGCTGGTCACGATATATCATATAATGATGAATTATATCAAGTTATAAAAGCTAGCGACGTGATTATGGTTGAATAATCACTAAAACGTGTAATACTTACTAATGTAGATTATCATGAAGTTAACTAGTCACGAATTAAGAGAGCTACAGATATTTAAGTATTATAGATTAGTTAGAAAATGGGCTTGCAAAACCTACGAACTAACAGATGCTGATCTTGAGTTACTAATTTACTTAGATTGTAAAGGAAGATTTACGCGTCAAGAATTTATCGACGGAACATATACCATGAGTTGGGATAAGAACCGTTGGGAAAAACTAAGGAGGAATGGTTGGATAGAAACATGGAGACACAGGAATAGAACAACCATAAAATACTCTGTATTCAAAACCTCCTTTAAGTGTTCGCACTTAATAAGTAGAATTTATAGAATACTACTTGGTGAAGAGGATATACCAACCTCTGAGAATAGTATTTTTTTTAATAACAAATCATACACCGATAAGGTAATGAATAAGTCTATCGATGATATGATAAAAGATAATGAACGATGATAGGAAAATTTGTAAATGGCTTATTCGGCAAAATAGTAGATAATGCAGAAGGAATACTTGATAAAGTTGTTACAACGGACAAGGAGCGCGATGAAGCGAAACTCGCTCTTAGACGTCTGCTACTCGAAGCCGAAACAGAAGCTTTCGCTAAAGAAGTTGAAGACAGGAAGAGCGCTAGAGATATGTACAAGGACGACGCACTTATTCAAAAAATACTTGCGTCGCTATTTACACTCGCGTACTTCGGTTTAAGCTTCATGATGTTTAGATACTTCGTAATGGGAGATCTAAATCTTGGAGAATTTGAGATAAGTTTTATCTCTACAATATTTGGTGCAATGAGCGCTAAAGTTAATACAGTTGTTGATTTCTTTTTTGGCGGATCGTCAAAGAAAAATCAAGACGAAAGTAAAAAATAATTTAATTTAATATAATGGGAAAAAAAGCAAAAATCAAAAACATAACACCTAAGGTTGAAAAAGTTTCTGAAGAGCACTTAAAACAACTACAGGAGATAGTTAACAAAATAAATTCAATTCAATTTAGTATAGGTAAGATGGAGTCTCAAAAACATACAGCTTTACACGACTTACACCTTGCTAACGATCAGATAATTTTAATGCAACAGACATTAATAAAAGAATATGGTTCTTATGACGTTGATCTTAGAGATGGTACTATAAATTGGCCAAAGGAAAAAGAGGATGAAAAATAATATCATTAGAAAAATAACTATAGGTAAGGATTACAAAAATGACTCAATGCATTACTCTGTCAACCAAGAGGTTTATGGAGGTCACAAAATCTGTGATATACTAGAAGAAGATGACAAGTATTCTATTTACATAACAAAAGATAATACTGTTATACCTTGGAAAGATTTTAATAAAAATATGGCTATATCAGTTGAATATAATTTAGAATACTAATGAGAGGTTATATAGATTACATAGTATCACCAATTGGAGAAAGATATAATAATTCAAAAAAAATAGGTGATAAAGAACTGATCTTAAATACCGAAATCTCTAATCATCAATATATAAATAGACTAGCAAAAGTAATCGCTACTCCACTATTATTTCAATCACCTATTAACGTAGGTGATGAAGTAATAGTACATCACAATGTATTTAGAAGATGGCATAATATAAAGGGTATCGAAAAGAACAGTAGATCATATATAAGTGAAAATAAATACACTGTTAATCAAGATTTAATTTTCTTATATAAAAAAGAGGATTGGAAGGCTATGCCAGGATTTACGTTTGTTAGATCCTTAAAAGATACTGATAATTTTAACTTAAACGCAGAAAGAGACTTTATTGGAGTAGTTGAATATAGTGATGGAACTTTTAATAAAAACGAGTTAATAGGTTTTGGTCCTTATCAAAAGGTTGAATACTTAATTAATGGTAAAAAGTTGTGGAGAGTTATGAATCAATTTATTGAAATTAAATATGGACATAAAAGAAACCAAGAAGAATATAATCCAAGCTGGGCACAAAGCAGTTGAAGAGCTAATTAAAGTTGCTAGAGAAGAGATAGTTGATTCAGACGAAGATATATCAGCAGATAGATTAAAGAATGCTGCAGCTACAAAAAAGTTAGCTATATTCGACGCATTTGAAATATTAAATAGAATTCACGAGGAAGAGAACATGCTTGACGGTAAGCCTGTAGAAGAAGAGAAGAAGAGTACGTTTAAGGGATTCGCAGAAGGAAGGTCTAAATAATGTATACGCAAACATTATATAAGGTTGTAAAGCCTGTTAGATTAAACACTATTAAAAGACTAAATAAGTCTAAAAAGTGGAAATACGGTTATAATAAAGAAAATGATATTGTTGTTATTAGTAAGAGCGGGCAAATTGGTGAGATACTTGAAATCCAAGGTTTACAAATAGCATTACCTAAAGAACCTAGTGATATATACTCTTGTAGTAAAAAGAAAGAAGAGCAGAAGTGGAGACAATTTCCACCTAATCCTGATTTTAAAAGAATTAAAACAGTATTTGATTGGCAAGATTATCCAGATGATTTTAAAGAAAAACATTATGGATATATAGATGAAGAATTTAAAAGAAGAGATGAGGGATTTTGGTTTATGAATAGCGGTAAACCAACATACTTGACTGGTACTCATTATATGTACTTGCAATGGAGTAAGATTGATGTTGGGGCTCCGGATTTTAGAGAAGCAAATAGATTGTTCTTTATATTCTGGGAAGCTTGTAAAGCAGATAAAAGAAGTTACGGAATGTGTTATCTAAAAAATAGACGTTCTGGTTTTTCATTTATGAGTTCATCTGAAACAGTTAACTTAGCTACTTTAGCAAGTGATAGTAGATTTGGGATACTTTCTAAAACTGGTGCTGATGCAAAGAAGATGTTTACAGATAAAGTTGTACCAATAAGTATAAATTATCCATTCTTCTTTAAACCAATACAAGATGGTATGGATCGTCCAAAGTCTGAACTAGCATATAGAGTTCCAGCTAAAAAGTTTACTCGTAAGAAAATGAGGGAACGCGAAGAGGTTGATGATATGCAGGGTCTTGATACAACTATTGATTGGAAAAATACAGGTGATAATAGTTATGACGGTGAAAAGTTGAATTTACTAGTTCACGATGAAAGTGGTAAGTGGGAGAGACCTGATAATATAAAAAATAACTGGAGAGTTACAAAAACTTGTTTACGACTAGGTAGTAGGATAGTTGGAAAATGTATGATGGGAAGTACATCTAACGCATTAGATAAAGGAGGTGATAATTTTAAAAACTTGTATAATGATTCAGATGTCACTAGAAGAAACAGAAATGGACAAACTAAGTCTGGATTATATTCTCTGTTTATTCCTATGGAATGGAATTACGAAGGATTCATTGACGAATTCGGACAACCTGTTTTCGATACTCCGCAAGAACAAGCATTTGATCCTCATGGAATAGAGATAGATCAGGGTGTTGTTGACCACTGGGAAAATGAAGCTGAGGGGTTAAAAGATGACCAAGATGCTTTAAATGAATTTTATCGTCAGTTTCCTAGAACTGAAGAACATGCTTTTAGAGATGAAACAAAAAATAGTTTATTTAACCTTATAAAAATATATGAGCAAATAGATTATAACGAAGGAAATAGAAACTCGTCAGTGATAACACCTGGTAATTTCCAATGGATGAATGGAGTTAAAGACACTCAAGTTACTTTTAATCCAGATCCAAGTGGCAGATTTCGCATTAGTTGGATACCTAGTTCAAATCTTCAAAATAATGTTTTTATTAAAAACGGTATTAAGTATCCTGGTAACGAGCATATTGGGGCCTTTGGTTGTGACTCGTATGATATATCAGGAACTGTAGATAAAAAAGGTTCTAAAGGAGCTTTGCATGGATTAACTAAGTTTTCAATGGAAGATGCTCCGGCTAACACGTTTTTCTTAGAATATATAGCTAGACCACAAACAGCTGATATATTTTTTGAAGATGTGTTAATGTCTTTAGTATTCTATGGTATGCCGTTGCTAGCAGAAAATAACAAACCTAGACTTCTATATTATTTAAGAAGAAGAGGATATAGAGGATTTAGTATGAATAGACCTGATAAGGTTTGGAATAAGTTATCAGTTGCAGAAAAAGAAGTGGGTGGAATACCCAACTCCAGTGAAGATATAAAGCAAGCTCATGCAGCTGCTATAGAAATGTATATAAATGATCACGTGGGATTAATAGAAGATGGTACATACGGTACAATGTACTTTAGTGACACGTTAAATGATTGGGCTAGATTTGACATAACAAAAAGAACTAAGCACGATGCATCAATAAGTTCTGGTTTAGCTATAATGGCTTGTAATAGACATTTATATAAACCAAATCCAGATAAAGAAATAACACCTGTAAACCTAACTGTATCAAGATATAATAACAAAGGATTTCAATCAACAATAATAAAAAATAAAGTATGACAGAGTCTGTTATCAATTTTCCACCTCAAACAGCTAGTGACCAGGAAAAGGTTAGCGAAGAGTATGGATTAAAAGTTGCGAGAGCTATAAAACACGAGTGGTTCTCAGGAGCTACATCTAAGTTTGGTGGACATAATAATAATTTCCACAAGTTAAGATTGTATGCTAGAGGAGAACAACCTATTCAAAAATATAAAAACGAGTTGTCTATAAACGGTGACTTGTCTTATCTTAATTTAGATTGGAAACCAGTTCCAATTATTCCTAAGTTTGTAGATATCGTTGTTAATGGCATGGCTCAAAGAGTTTATGATATTAATGTTTTTGCTCAAGACCAATTTGGTGTTAGCAAGAGAACAGAATATATGGAGTCTGTGCTCAGAGATATGAGATCTAAAGAATACAATGAGTTAGCTAAAGCTCATTTCAATATAGATCTTTATGAAAATGATGTTGAAAAACTACCAGATAGTGAAGAAGAGTTACAGTTGCACATGCAATTAAATTATAAGCAAGCTGTAGAAATAGCTGAAGAACAAGCTATAAGTGTCTTAATGGAAGGTAGTGACTATGATTTAGTTAGAAGAAGATGTTTATATGATTTAACGACAATAGGTATAGGAGCGACTAAAACAACATTTGATTTTAATGATGGAGCTAAAGTTAAATATGTTGATCCAGCTAAATTAGTTTGGTCATATACTGAATCTCCTTATTTTGATGATATATACTACGTTGGTGAAGTAAAAGAAATTCCAATCAACGAGCTTGTTAAAGAGTTTCCTGAGTTGACACCAGATCAAGTTGAAAACATAACTAAAACATCGGCTGATCCAGTTAACCATAGAAACAATAGAGATAAAAATAAAGTCCACGTTCTTTATTTCAATTACAAAACTTATGGTCACAACGTTTACAAGTTAAAGAAAACTGGTTCCGGTGGTGAAAAGGTTATACCAAAAGATCAGTCATTTAATCCACCATCTGATATGCAAGGTGACTTCGAAAGATTAGAAAGAGTTATAGAGTGTTTATACGAGGGTGTTTATATTCTAGGTTCAGATCAATTACTTAGATGGAGAATGGCTCCTAATATGATGAGAAGTCAATCTGATTTTAGTAAGGTTAAAATGAGTTATCAAATAGTAGCACCTAGAATGTATGAGGGTAGAATAGACTCACTTGTTGGTAGAATAACAGGTTTTGCTGATATGATTCAGTTAACTCATTTAAAGTTACAACAAGTAATGTCAAGAATGGTACCAGATGGTGTTTATTTAGATGCTGATGGTTTAGCTGAGATTGATTTAGGAAACGGTACAAACTATAATCCACAAGAGGCTTTAAATATGTTCTTCCAAACTGGTTCTGTTATTGGTAGAAGTTTTACCGCAGATGGTGATCAAAATCCAGGTAAAGTACCAATTCAGCAAATTCAAAATGGTGGTGGAGGTAATAAAATGCAGAGTTTAATCGGCACTTATAACTATTATCTTCAAATGATAAGAGACGTAACTGGATTAAATGAAGCTAGAGATGGTAGTATGCCAGATGCCAAAGCTTTAGTTGGTGTACAAAAACTAGCTGCAGCGAATTCAAATACAGCAACGAGACATGTTTTACAGTCAATGTTGTTTTTAACATCTGAAGTAGCAGAGTGTTTGTCTTTACGTATAGCAGATATAGTAGAGTATTCACCAACAAGAGAAGCTTTTATGAGAGCTATAGGAGCACACAATGTAGCTACGCTAGGTGAAATGTCAGAATTGCATCTTCATGATTTTGGTATATTTATAGAACTATTACCAGATGAAGAAGAAAAAGCTATGCTAGAAAATAATATTCAAGTTGCTATTGGAAATCAAATGATAGATTTAGATGATGCAATTGATTTGAGAGAGGTTAGAAACGTGAAACTAGCTAATCAACTTCTAAAAATAAAAAGAAAGAAAAAACAAGAGCGTGATCAAAAAATGGCGCAGCAAAACATGCAGGCTCAAGCTCAAGCAAATGCCCAACAACAACAGGCTGCAGCTCAGATGGAAGCACAAAAACAACAACAACTAATAGCTGTAGAAGCTGAACTTGAAAGCACTAAAAATCAATTAAAGATAGAATACCTACAAAGAGAAGCTCAGGTTAAGAAAGAATTAATGCAGCTAGAGTTTGATTTAAACATGCAGTTAAAAGGAGCGGAGAATCAAACTAAAAGTAGAATCGAAGCTAGTAGAGAAGACAGAAAAGATGCTAGAATGCAGAAGCAGGCGGAAAACCAAGAAAGATTAGTAGATAAAAGAAAAGGGGGTGAATCCGTTAAAAGGTTTGAGTCATCAGGTAATGATATAGTTACGGGAGACTCGAGTATTGGAAGATTTGATATTTAATATTTTATAAAATTTTATTATGGCAGAAAACAAAGAGAAAGTCGAAGAGACTATAAAAGAAGAACCTAAAGTAGATAATGAGGTTGGTAAACTTAAAGTTAAAAAAAGAAAGTATGCTAACAATCCAGATTCTGTTACTAAGGTTAATTTAAATAATCCACCTAAAAAAGACGAGAAGGTTGAGGAAAAACCCGTCGAAGAAAAAGAGGTGGTCGTAGTTAATAAAGAACCAGAGGTTACTGAGGAAGTTAAAGAAGAGGTTAAAGAAGAAGCTCCTATTATTCAGGAAGTAACTAAAGAGGAGATAGCTCAAGCTGAAGAAGAAGTTATAGAAGCTGTAGAAGAAGCTATTGAAACTGGAAAGGCACTACCAGAGAATATACAAAAACTCGTGGATTTCATGGACGAGACAGGTGGTGACATAAAAGACTACGTAGAATTAAACAGAGATATATCCAAAATGGATGATTCAGAAGTGTTAGACGAATACTATAGAAGCACTAAATCTCATTTATCACCAGAAGAAAGAAACTTTATACTAGAAGAGAAATTTAGTTATGATGAAGAAACTGAAGATCCAAAAGATATAAAGAGAAAAAAGATAGCCCTCAAAGAGCAAGTTGCCGAGGCTAAAGCCCACTTAGACAGGCAAAAGTCTAAATACTATGAAGAAATTAAAGCAGGGTCAAGGTTAACACCTGAAGCTAAGAAAGCTATGGATTTCTTTAATAGATACAACAAGGATCAAGCAAAGCAGAAGAAAATAACTGACGCTAGCAAAAGATCTTTTAAACAAAAAACTGATAGTATTTTCAACAAAAATTTCAAAGGTTTTGATTATAACGTTGGGGATAAAACATTTAGGTTTAATGTTAAAGATGCAAACAAGGTGAAGGAAACTCAAAGTGATCTTAATAATTTTATCAACAAGTTTGCTGATAAGAATAGTTCACAAATAGATGATGTTGCTGGTTACCACAAATCTTTGTTCACAGCTATGAACGCTGATAGTATAGCTCAACATTTTTACGAACAAGGTAGAGCTGATGCTATAAAAGGACAAATTGCTAGTGATAAGAATATTAATACTGATGCTAGACAAACCCACGGTGAAACAAACGTTGGAGGTGTTAAGTATAAAGTGTTAGGTGATTCTTCTAATGATCTAAGGTTAAGAATTAAAAATAGAAGAAAATAATAATTTAAAAAGATAATAATATGGCAGCAGGAAGTTTTACGGGCGGTCCACAGTTAAATAGTGTACCAGCTCCACAAAAACAAACTCTTGAGACTAATTATCTGGATTTAGCTTCAACAACCGATCAAGGTTGGGCACAACAATACATGCCTGATTTAATGGCAGAAGAAGCAGAAGTCTTTGGTAATAGAACTATTGGGGGTTTTTTAGAAATGGTCGGGGCAGAAGAGCCCATGACAGCAGATCAAGTAGTTTGGTCTGAACAAGGTAGATTACATCTATCTTATCAAGGTAATAGTACTCAGACAGCAGGCGCAACATATACTTTTCAAATCGTTAAAGATATTGATGGTAAAACGTTGACTGCAGGTACAGGTGCAGCTTTTGCTAACCACGGTGTTAGAGTTGGAGATTTGGTAATGATATCAAACGCTTCAGCTACAGTAAGAGGTTATGTAACTTCAATTGCTAATGAAACTAATGGTGGTTCAGGTGCTGTTTACGCAGCGGTAATTAATATAGCTGCATTAACAGACGATGGTACTGGTATAGGTAACGTCGCGGCAAGTGTAACAGATGTTACTTGTGGTTTATTAGTTTACGGATCAGCTTACGGTAAAGGAACAACTGGTAGAGTTGGTGCTAATTCACCAGCGTTCAAATCATTCATGAATCATCCAACGATAATGAAAGACAAGTATGAGGTTTCAGGATCTGATGCTTCTCAAATTGGTTGGGTTGAAGTAACAGGTGAAGATGGACAAAATGGTTACTTATGGTATTTAAAAGCCGCAGGTGATACTAAGTCTAGATTTGCTGATTACGTTGAAATGGGTGTTTTAGAAGGCGAATTAGTTACTAATACAGTTGCTTCTCATGGACAAGCGGCATCAGGAAACAACCTAAAAGGTACTGAAGGTTTCTTTGCAGCGGTAACGTCTAGAGGAAATTTATTTGACGGTATTAATGATACGTCTGGTACTCCTAGTAATGTTCAAGTTGACTTTGATGCGTTAATTGGTTTGTTTGATGAGCAAGGTGCTATTGAAGAATATATGATGTTCTTAGATAGAGGCACTTCTTTAAAAATTGATGATTGGTTAGCTTCAGCTAATTCCTACGGATCAGGTGGTACATCTTACGGGGTTTTTGATAACTCAGAAGATATGGCACTTAACTTAGGTTTCTCAGGTTTTAGAAGAGCAGCTTACGACTTTTATAAAACAGATTGGAAATATCTGAATGATAAAAGTACTAGAGGCGGACTTAAAAACATTAATGAAGATATTAGAGGAGCATTTGTTCCAGCAGGTGTAACTACTGTATATGACCAAACTTTAGGCCAAAACTTAAAGCGACCGTTTTTACATGTTAGATACAGAGCTTCTAATATGGATGATAGAAGATTCAAAACATGGACTACTGGTTCAGTTGGAGCTGCTACATCTGATTTAGATGCGATGGAGATGCATTTCTTATCAGAGAGATGTTTAATTACACAAGGAGCTAATAACTTCGTACTAATAAAAGCTACAGCTTAATTAGTATTCACACAGAGATTAGGGGAGTGTTTATTGCTCCCCTTTTCTTTATTTATTAATTTTTATTATATTATATTATGGCAAAGAAAAAAGAAAGTAATGTTGAAACTGTTGATGTTAAAACTCCAGTTGTAGACAAAATAGTTGCTCCCACAAAAACAAAAGATAAGTGGGAGATAAAAGATAGAATGTATGTTTTGAAAAATAATATCTCACCACTAACATACACTATAAAAAGTAATAGTAGTTACTGGTTTGATAAAGAGAAAGGATATGAAAGAGAGATCATGTATTCACCGAACCAACGGACACCTTTTGTTGATGAAATGAAAGGTGCTATTAGAAGAGAGCATATAGTATTTAGAGATGGAACTTTATTTGTACCTAAGAATAAAGTGACATTGCAAAAGTTTTTATCACTATACCATCCATCAAGAAATAAATTATACTTTGAGGTTAATGAAACTCAAGATGCTCATGACGAGTACGATTATTTAGAGTTTGAACTAGCAGCAATGAATTTAGCTAATGAAATGAGTGTTGAGGAAGCTGAAGCTGTATTGAGAGTGGAAATGGGATCTGGTGTTAGTAAAATGACTACTAAAGAGATTAGGAGAGATTTGCTAGTTATGGCTAGAAAAAATCCAGCTTTATTTGTTGACATAGCACAAGATGAGAATATACATTTAAGAAATATAGGTATTAAAGCTACTGAAGAAAAGATAATATCATTATCAGACGATCAAAGATATTTTTCTTGGACATCAACAGGTAGAAAGTTAATGACTATACCATTTGATGAACATCCTTACTCTGCATTAGCAGCTTGGTTTAAAACTGATGAAGGTATGGAAGTTTTAAAACAAATAGAAAAAAGATCTAAATAATATCTTTTAACTAATATTAATAGCCACTCATTACGGGTGGCTATTTTTATTTAGAGGCTAACCTTTCACTTTATTATGTAACTATAATATAGTAAAATATATTATAATATGGAAGATTCAAATAAATCAAGGGGTCTAGGTGATTCAATAGAAAAGTTCACAAAGTTTACTGGTATAAAATCATTAGCTGATATAACAGCTAAAGCCGTTGGTAAAAAAGATTGTGGATGTAACAAGCGAAAGGAAACATTAAACAAGTGGTTTCCTTATAATAAAAAATAATAAAGATGGTAAGTATAGATAAGGTATATCAAAAGGTTTTAGCTATAGCTAATAAAGAGCAAAGAGGTTACATAACACCTCAAGAGTTTAATTTATTAGCCGATAAAGTTCAAAATGAAATATTTGAATCATATTTTGGAGATGTTAAAACAGCGTATCTTAAATTAGAAAAAACTCAAATAAGTGAAGCGGATACTATGGAAAGGTTGCAGGAAAAGTTGCAACCATTTTTAATGGAACAAGTTGTAACCACTAATCATACTTTAGGAAGAGTTCAATTACCCTCTGATCTATATAGATTAAAATCATTACAAAGGGGTCAAAGACCATTAACAGCGTACATTCATCCCGTAGAGGAAGTAACAAAAGAAGAGTGGTTACTCATTAATAGTTCACCTATGTTAGCTCCAATAAACGCTGGAAGTCAAGTTACTGGTATTGATGCTAGAAGATCAATTTTTTATAGAGGCTCATACCCAAACATTTTGATAAAACCACCTCCGACTTCAACTACTTGGAATGTTGATTCAGATGCAAATGGTCAAATGGATACAGAAGGTTTTGAATTTTCTTATTATAAAAAACCAACTCAACCTAAATGGGCGTATGTAGTAGCAATGAGCAAAGCTCTTTACGATGCTGTTAACTCAGTTAACTTTGAATTACACGGTTCTGAAGAAGAAATATTAGTTTCAAGAATACTACAATTATCAGGCCTTGTAATCAAAGATGACACGCTGGTACAAAGTGGAGCACAGGATACTGTTAACAATATAAATGCACAAAATAATTAATTATGGGACTATTAGATAACCACGTTAACGCACAGGGATATTATGACTCATCTAACTCTGGTAATTGGGGCAATTATCAATTTGTTTCTTTGCACGATATAATAACAAACTTTATGTATATTTATGTTGGTGAGAGTAAGATAATAACCAAAGTAAATAGAACTGATGTTCAGTTCCACGGTATGAGAGCTATACAAGAGCTGTCTTACGATATACTAAGATCTCATAAAGCCTACGAGATAAACGTTCCAAACACACTACAGATGGTGTTACCTCAAGATTATGTTAACTACACTAAGGTTACTAGAGTAGATGGTAATGGTATTGAAAGAGTTTTATATCCAACTGGTAAAACATCAAACCCATTTGCAATAAAGCAAGATGGTAATAGTGATTACGATTTTGGATTTGCACCTCGTAGTGTTAAATTTACTTTTCCAGTTATAGCGCAATTAACTGATGGAGATTGGATGAGAATAGGGTACTTAAACTCTGCTGGAGTCACAAAATATCTTTCGATTAGACTTGATGTTAATAATGCAGATGGCAACAACTTCACCTATCCAACAACACTTGAAGGGCCGGTGTTTAACATAAATGTTTTTGGTTATACCCCTACTGGTATGGCTACTCAAGTAATGAATGCTATAAATGATTTTGGTCATCACAAAGCTGAGTTGGGTACAGCCGAAGGAGAGTTAATAATAACGTATAATGATACTATGTCAACAAATGTTTATGCTTCAGGTGGTGAAGGTTGTTATCAAACAGGTTCAATATCAGGTGGTGGTGGTACTAATAATACTAATATAGGTTACACGGTTGTTGATACTGGATCAACAGTGGGTGCAGATCTAATAAAGGAGGATAGCCAAGCTTGGACAAAGTTTAAAGCACAAGAAGTTGGTGACCCATACGCTGATGATACATCTGACTTATTTGTTGATGCTAGAGGTAGAAGATATGGATTAGATCCTCAATCTGCTCAATCTAATGGCACTTTTTTCATAGATAATAGTTTGGGAATGATACACTTTGGTTCATCTCTTGTTGGTCAAGATATTATACTTAAATATATAAGTGATGGTCTTGGCACAAACGAGGAGATGATAGTGCATAAGTTTTGCGAAGAAGCTGTTTACAAATGGATAATGTATGGTATATTATCTGGTAGAGCTGGTGTACCAGAAGGTATTGTTCAGAGATTTAAAAAGGAAAGATTTGCTGAAACTAGAAAAGCAAAAATAAGATTATCTAATATCAAGATGGAAGAATTCACTCAAGTTCTCAAGGGAATAAACAAGCAATTAAAATAAAATTATGTCAGAATTAAAACGTACTTTTACATCTGGAAAAATGAACAAGGATGTTGATGAAAGACTTGTTCCAAACGGTGAATATGTAGATGCGCTAAATATCCAGGTAAAAACAACTGGTGCTAGTAGTGATCAAGGAGGTGTTGGTACTATTCAAAGTGTAAAAGGTAATGTGCCTATAAACGAAGATGTAGAAGAACTCTTGTTACAAACGGATTACGTTGGCTCTAGTGGCATTAAAAGTACTAGAGTAGTTGGTAGCGTCTCTAACGAAAAGGATAATAACTGTTATTTTTTTATTGGTGGACCTCAATTTAGTTTAAACAAGGGAGATATAAATGTGAATGCTATTAAGCAGCAGGGAAAGAAATGTTTTTACGATGTTATAATGGAGGTTAATGTTGGTGTTGGAACTAGCTTACCAACTATAAATCCAGTTATTGTTGATAAATATGCTGTTGTAGATACCTTTGCCAACTGGAGCCCCATGCCACTAAATGGTGACTGGAACAGTCCATATGCAGAATTAGAACTATCTTCCACATCGGATCTTAGTATAGGTATGGTGGCTTACGCTTTTAATTCCTCCGGCATACCAATGTGGCAAGGAGCTGAAATACAGAAGATAGAGGATAAAACAATATATTTATACACACCTCAAAATAACAATGCCCTACTTAATGAGTGCGAGGTTATAGCTTTTGTTAGGCAACCCGTCTTAAGTTTTCACAAAATACCTTATGATAGAAATATAACTGGAATAAATATTATAGATGATATAATGTTATGGACAGATGATATAACTGAACCTAAAAAAATAAACATAAGAAAATGTAAAGCTGGATGTGCGACTGGTACCAACAAGTGGACTACGCACACCAAGATGTTTGTATCTAATCCTAAAGACAAAGACAATTTAATTCCAGTAAGGTCACTAGAAAGAACTTTCAACAATACTACACTAACACCAACTTACGATGGTTTACTAAGAGAAGAAGATATAACAGTAAAGCATAAGGCCCCAACTTACGCTCCAACAATAACTTTAAAAAGATCACCTAGAGAAAAACAAACAGAAGTTAATAACATACCAATTAACTTCACGGTTGGTGGTAGTGATAGTGGAAACTATGTTCCAGGAGATACTGTAATTATTTCAGATCCAACTTTAGCTGATGCTGATTTTAGAGTTAACGATATACTAGTTATAAGTGGTGAACTAGATGTTGAACAAGTAGTTAAGATATCAGTTGATTCAGTTAGTGATGATGAAACAAGTATATCAGGAACTATAATATCTATAACAGCAGCAATTCCAGCACCTATATCGACAGTTAGTGGTTCTGGTGAATGGACAATAGAGCTTGAATCAAAAAGACCTATATTTGAATTAAAGTTTGGTAGATTTGCTTATAGATATAATTATGAAGACAACGAATACTCGTCTTTTTCCCCATGGTCTGAGTTAGCCTTTTTACCAAGTAGATTTGATTACAACCATAGAAAAGGTTATAACTTAGGAATGGTAAATGATGTTAGAGAAGTTATAATAGAAAACTTTATTCCACATCAAAGAGTTAGACCAAGAGGTGTTAAAGCTATAGACATACTATACAAATCTACTGACAACGCTAATTGTTACGTGGTTAAAACAATTACTAGAGGTAAAGACCAAGAGTGGGATCTTTTTGTTCCTAGTAATTCTAATCCAAATATGATGTTTGGTAAGTTAGTCATAACATCTGAAATGATACATAAAGCTTTACCAGCAAACCAATTGTTAAGAGGTTTTGATGCTGTACCTAGATACGCGTTGGCCCAAGAAATAGTTGGTAATAGATTGGTTTATGGTAACTACACTCAAGGTTATGATATCGAAGGTACACCTAGACTTTTACAGTCTCTAGTATCTAAAAATGAAGCAACACTAAGTAAACCTAAGAAATCTATTAAATCTCTTAGAACTTATAAGTTTGGTATGGTTTTTGGTGATAAGTACGGTAGGGAAACAACCGTTATTTCACCAGGTTATTTATCTGGTAGTAATTATGAAGATTACACACCAGTTTTGGGTGGTGATAAAGTTGATAAAATATTTGCGCCTCAAGTTAATCAGTTCTCAATGCAGCAAAGGTGGGACGGCCCAACAACTACAAGTGCTACCCCAGACCGATGGATAGATTACGTTAAATATTACGTAAAAGAAACATCTAATGAATACTACACTTTAGCTATGGATAGATGGTATGATGCTGAAGATGGTAACATATGGATATCTTTTGTTTCAGCTGATAGAAATAAGTTAGATGAAGAAACGTATCTAGTGTTAAAAAATGAACATGGAAGTAATACACCTGTAGTAGAAAAGGCTAGATATAAAATAATATCTATATCTGCAGATGCTCCTGATTTTATAAAGATAGATCAAAGAGATATGGGTATGGTTAGCTTGGGATCAAATGAATACGGTTACATGTTTACAGATACGTCACCTGATGTTAACGTTAACACTCCTGATAAATTAAAAAATGAAAAAGAAATAGTTGTTAGTACTGGTATGTGGGGTGGATTTTTAGCTGATCATGTTTTGGGAAGGAACGGTACATTATTAGTAAGAGTAGCTGCTCGTTGTGCTTTCAACGATGTTACATTAAGTGGCAACACTTGGCAGAAAGTTTCTTATATAAATACAGCTAAAAATGACCTTGGAGAATATCAAGAGGGAACTGTTAGGTGGAAGGATGAGTTTTTAGAATCAGCTGATATGCAAGCTAGATTCACAGAAGCAGGTTATACAAATCTAGATCTTACTTATAAATTAGAATTCAGAGAAGATGTTGTTGAAAATAAATCTGAATACGATGGTAAATTCTTTGTAAAAATAGAAAGAGATGGTGTACTACAAAATAGAGTTCTTAAGTTTAGCGGTCTATCAACTAGCTACGATGCTATATGGGGATTTCCTTTAGTGTATATTGACACGCGAAAAACTAATCCAGGTGAATTTGGGAGTAGTCAACCTGTAAATAGGTCTAGTTACAGGTGGAATGAAACTAGTGCTGTACCACCATCTGGCACCCCTGGTAATTATGACGTGCTACCAGGAAATAGCTCACCAATGTATGATTACGCTAGTGTTCATGCTTTCGCGTTAGGTTGTGGCGGGTCTGATCAAGCTGACATAGATGGTTATTTCGTTCATAATAGAGGTGGCGATGACACTAGAGAATATTGGAGATGGTTTAAAGATGTAGTAGGTAGTACTAGTGTTGGTTTAAAAGATCACACCAGACTATTTGTTGACTCGTGTAGAGCTAGGGATTTTAATTACGAAGGAAACCCAGATGGTAATATGATTGATGATGGTGACATGGAGAGATCTAGATTTTACTACAAACCAACCGGTTGGGACGAGGGATATTTAAACTACGGTTCAGACGAAGTTTTACCAACTCAAGATGGTGAGCTTGGTAGAGTTGCTATATCAACACCTTCACACGCTTGGGGAGCTAACGCTTGGATTGGAGATGAGTTAGCTTTTAAAAATATAATGAGCACAAAAGGAACGTTGTTTAAGTTTGTAGATGATCCAAACGGAGAGATATATGAAATAGTAAGTAACTCAGATGATATTCAAGAGTGGAAAACCGGTCATGTTCATAACTATTCTATAAAATCTGATTGTCAAGGACAATTATGTCAAGAGTGTTTATCTACTATAAACTTTAATTTTGTCCCTGGTATTAACGCTCCTGGTGATGATATTAATTGTGGATGGGATGGAAACAATAATAATTGCTATGATGTAATAACTAACTTTCAACCAGATTACAACGTACAAACAGGTTTATCTTCCTCAGATGCAAACACCACGGCAGCTGGTGGCTCAGTTGACGGTTCTTGTACTGGTAATATTGGTAACAGTGATCTCAGCGGAATGGCTGTTTGTCCAAACTGTAACTTTGATTATTCTGGAATTGGAGGTCCCAATCCTTGGCCTGATGATAAATGTGAAAGAATGGGTTTTAGAGTTGAGTTTAGACGTTTAGATTCAAACGGTCAAGTTATTCCAGATAGAGGAATAGATACTAGTATTTATGATCCTAGATCAATGGTTTGTCACGATGGTAGAGAATCTTTTAATGTTCAGATATTAAAAAGAGTTGATAAAACCAGTGGTGTTGTTTTACCATTAGCTAACGCAGCTGTATGGGAAACAGAGCCAAAAGAAGATGTTGGTTTAGATATATATTATGAAGCTTCGAATGCTATACCGATGAGATTAACTAGCGAAAACTCTTTGGATTTTATTCCTTATAATTGTAGATTTTCTGTAAAAACTAGTGATGGAGAGGGTGGTTACGTAAACAAGTACATAACTGGTCAAGATCACCACGTATACACAGTTGGTTATAATGCTAATGAAACTATTGTAGGTTTAAAATCGACAAAACAAGATGTTGTTGATTGGCATGACACTGAAATAGGTGTTGGTGATTTCTTGGTTTTTCATCACCCAGATGGAACTGAGACTATGTCTAAGGTTGTTGAGTATGCAGAGCCAATGACATGGCTATCTAGTTATGATACTAGTGGTGCGGCGCCTAATTTTTCTGAAGTTTTATACACGAACACTGAGACAACGAATGGTGTTAATGCTGGTATTGGGATACAGTTTTCAGGTTTTCAAGACTCGAGTGGTTACAATCAGTACGTAGTAGTACAAAACCCACAAAGCGTAGTACTTGGAGCATCGCTGATAGGTGAGGGTATTCCAGAAGGAACGTATATACAAAATGTCTATGGAACAACATCGACAGCGGTGTGGATAACTATAGACGGTCCTGGAGGTGATTACATGTTTGATCAAACACCTCCTTACGATCTTCATAAAATAGGAACATACAAAGGTGGCGGATGGTACAAGTTGGATAGTGAGGTTTGGAAGTACCCCGTAAAGCTACCTTGGTTTAATTGTTACACTTGGGGTAACGGTGTAGAGTCAGATAGAATAAGAGATGATTTTAACGCTCCAACAATAGATAATGGTGTAAAAGTTTCTACAACCTTTTTAGATTATGGAGAAGAGAAAAAGGGTAGTGGTATGATATACTCTGGTTTATTTAATTCCATATCAGGAGTTAACGATCTTAACGAGTTTAATACTGGAGAGAAAATACAAAAAGATTTAAATCCATCTTACGGTTCCATACAAAGATTGAAAACTAGAGACACGGATCTTGTGACTTTTTGTGAAGATAAGATTCTTAAAGTTACAGCCAATAAAGATGCTGTATATAATGCTGACGGTGACCCTAGATTAATCGCTACAAATAGAGTTCTTGGAACAGCTGGTGCTTTCGCTGGAGATTATGGAATATCAAAAAACCCAGAATCATTAGCGTGGGATCAATATAGAATGTATTTTACAGATAAAGAAAGAGGCGCTGTTTTAAGATTATCACAAGATGGTTTAACACCGATATCTAGTGTTGGTATGAAATCTTGGTTTAGAGATAATTTAAAAGAAAATGATCACATCTTAGGAACATTTGACGATGTTAATGGTGAGTATAATGTTTCTTTACGTCAAACTGGAAAAACTGTTTCATTTAATGAGGAAAGCAAAGGTTGGGTTAGTTTTAAATCCTTCGTACCACAAGCTGGACAATCTGTTACAGGTCAATATATAACAGCTAAAGGAGCTGGAGCCTGGAAACACTACGTGGGTAGTGCGGGTAGATTCTATGGAAATGGGGGTAGTACTGAGGTTTCGTTTGTGTTTAACGAGATGCCTGGCACCAACAAGACTTTCCAAACTCTAAGCTACGAGGGAACAAAACAAAGTATTTCGTCATGGGCTACGCAACAAGCTGAAGGTATAAGTCCTAATGGAGATTTATATACAGCCTCGTATCAAGACGGTGAACATTACAACTTAACAGCTCAAGCTGGATGGATGGTTTCTAGTTTTTTTACTAATTTAGAAACAGCTAGTGTAAAATATTTTATAGAAAAAGAGGGTAAATTCCACGGTGGTATACACGGTGTGACGGTTCAAGGAAGTAATACTGAGGTAAAACCAGAGGCGGGATACTCTGATTTCAGTGTTCAAGGTATTGGTGTTGTTAGTGACGTGTCTCTACTACCTCAATATGATCTACCTACCACGATTGATGGTGAGTTGATAATAGTTGATGATTCAAGCTCTAGTAGTACTAATGTTAATGTTACAATAACTGTTGACGGAGAAGATAATGATGACGATTAAAATTTAAAATATGGCAATACAATACTACATAGAATCATTAGATGGATCACAAGGGTCTCAAATACAGTTGTTATCAAATACTAGTTTAGGGGCTCAAGAGCCACAGTTGTTTTATATAAGAACTTCTGACCCAACAGAGATGTGGGTTGATAAAAGTTTTTTTGGTATCAGAGGTAAATATAATGATGATTTTGTTTGGTACAATACTGACCTAGAAGAATGGGCGGGCGACGAATCTATTGGGGTTAATAGCAGCGTGTCACTACCTAGTATCATATCTAAGGTTGAGTTTGAAAATATTAATTCAGATGGTGAACAAAAAGTTGAGATTAAAGTATATTTAAATCCTGCTTACGTACCATCTTTTGACGAAATTATATATTTAGATGTAGATGGAGATGCTCAAGTAAATCTAGGTAACTCATGCAATACTCACAGTAATGTTATTCCAACAGCTCCCAATAACGCAATACAGCTTAATGTCCAATTAGTTGGTTCTATAACTTTAGATCCATCATATGAAAATAATGGTATATTTTATACAACACCAGTTGGCTATAAGGGTGCGGCGGCAACAACAGAATCAGGTACTTACACTTGGGAAACTGAAGATCAAGATAATACACTACAAGGTAATTGGAGCCGAAATCTTCTTATTCGCCCTCAAGCGGCTCAAACACATGAGGGCAATGTACCACAAAATCCAAGTCTTGGTACACCTGGCTCACCATATTTTTATTCTTTAAAATCACCAATAACAAACTGTCCAGTGTGTACGTCATATCCATTGGATGGGTCTTCTGAGCATGCTGGTTTACCATATAGCATGTGGTACGGAAACCAAGGTTATTTTGATTGGAATGGGAATAGTATTCAACCACTAGCATATTTTTCTAGTAGTACTAATATGATTCCCATGAATGAAGCTTTTGGTACTGAGAGAGGTGGTCCTATGAGTTGGGGAGAATGCACTTTTGAACCCGCAGCCTTTGGTCCAAACAGAACTATATCTAGACTAAATCTAAGTGTACCCATATTTGATGACGGTGAGGTTAAATACCACGCAACAGACTCTATTCATAGAAACTCATGTAACCAACAGTATGGTTTTGTTAGAAATTATTCCACAGTGTCTGGTAATATCACGGCGGAATATCCTGATCTTATACTAGATGACACACCTATGAAAGTAGGTATAAACTTTAGTAATGAGGTTGGTTTGTATGCTGGAGAGGCTTCAGGTGTTAATAAAAGATATCCTACTGTTTGGTTTGGTGACTACCTACCCATGTATTGCACTGAGGAGCATAATTACGGAGTTTGGGTTCAATGCACTATATATAACAAACCTAAAGTTTATTTAAAGTCCGATCCCTCTTCTCCTGTAGAGGGAGTGTTATCAGCTGTTAGAATATGTGATTTTCTACCAACTAGTGGTAACGGTATAGTTGCTGATGGATCAGATCAAGTTCCTGAGGATATTTTAGAACCAGGTGAATTACCTAATCTAACAAACACGCAGAGAATGGAAGGTGGTTTTGAAAACCCAAACTACTTATTAACAATTGATTCATCTCCAGAATTTAATCCTTTCTTTTCTTTAAAAGAACAAATGTTAGATTCTAATGGTAGAATGACAAACGAAACTTTAGACTCATTAGATGGAGCCTTAACACCTATGGACTGGCATGGTAACAGAGTGTCTATATATTTAGATTGGGATGTTAACTATCCTTTTCCATCTAGTAGTGAAGAATACTTTATAGTAATAGAGGGTACAGCTATGGATGTGGAACCAGGTGATGAAGGTACAGACGAAATAGATATAGAAATATCAATAGATAACGAGGGTTAAAATATGAAACAAAAATTAATATTTCCAAAAAAATACGCTAGCTCTATAGAAGTTGAGTCAGCACCGCTATGTAGAGTTTCTTATGAATTAATAAATGAAGGCTCTGATGACCAAGTTATTAAATTCTTTATAACTGGTAGGGCGCCTAGAAATAAATGGAAAAATGTTGGTACAGTTAGAATAATAGTTGCAGATGATGATGCGGCTCGTTTTTTAGCCGAAAATGATGTGGCAGAATTTATCAGTGATAAAACTCACAATATGAATCATTTCCCTACTGATGATCCCTTTTCAATTGGTGGACAAACCATCAAACAAGGTAACATGTTTACAAACGCTCCAATCTTTGAGAATATTGATACAGATAACGAAAGAGGTTCTTTAAAACTAGAGTTGAATAAAATTACAAGATCAAACTCTCTTAACGATCCAGACTATCAAGATGGAATCAAGCAAGCTGATTTTATTAATGACTCCAGGTATTCAAATTATGTTGATAGTGATAACGACCAGTGGTTAAAACCACCAGCTTATAATATACAAAAATTAAGCTTAGTTAGAGATGTAGATTCTGTAAGACCGATTATCTCTTACACTTATAATATAGTTTACAAGAGTAAAAGTAGAACAAGTAGATCAAGTAGTATTAGATATAGACTGGATTACAAAGCTAGTGTTGATAGGATTAATAAGATTGGTTCTGGTGGTATAAGAGATATTATTTTTAATCCAGAGATAAAACCATCTGGTGAAAACAAAAAATTTGAGGTTGTAGGTACACCTGGTTCTTACTTCACGATAATGTTAACAGAAAATGTTATTCCAGACATCAACGAGTTTGGTAAATCTAGGGCTGGTGGATCGCATGTTATATTAAAGAACCCTCTTAATAAAAAAATAATAGCCTGTAGACCGGCTTCAAATAATCCAGTGGTTACACTGGGAGATTCAACAGAGGTTGAGGCTATAAGAGGTAGAATACCTAGTAGTGGAAAATTTGTTTTTCACCACAGGTTTGATCCGTATGTAGCTAGCACGTCAAATAATTTTGATAAATATTTTGCTATCAGCATTTTAAGAAGTCACAAATGCCCTGGAACTACAAGTGTCAATGAAGCACGTTTAGCGTTAGATGAAAATGGTGAGTGCAATGAATTTTCGAATATTGATGAAACCAAGTGGAACGGTGGTCTACAGAAAGTTCTTGATTATCAAGAAAAAAATAAAGGAAGACTTAAGTTTTTGGACTTGAAAGATAGACACCCGATAGATCAAGATGAGTGGGATACTACTGATCTAGTTCAAAGATACAATCCTATATTAACACTATGTATTGTAACATCTAGCTCTAAAGCGGTTATGGCTCAAGTTAATGGTTTACCAGCCAACTGGCCTTCTGCAACATCATTCAATGTTAGCCACCCAGTGTGTGCTAGTTTTGAGGGTAGATACAGAGATGGATCAGGTAAGATATATAAAGTAATTGGTGGTACAGATGGAGTCCCAACTCAAAACCCTTGGATAGATATGACTTGGAAATTTAAAGTAATCCATTCACCAGCCCAGCAGTTTAGTAGCTTAACAATACCTAAGTTTTCTAGTACGAATGCTAGTGATTCTAATTGGACCAATAGTATATCAAGTGACAATGGAGGTATGGAATTAAAAATAGAAGATATAACAGCAAATATCAAAACAACATCAGCCACTAACGATCAATTGACGTTATCTTATAGGGTTTATGTTGTAAACTGGGGAACACAAAATGTGACAATGAATTTAGATATAAGTGATATAGCAACATTAAGTTAATATAATATGGATGCAATTGAAATTTCAATGGTTGGTATAACTAGTCAAACTATAAACCCATCTCTTCAGGTGGGGGATCGCGTTTGGACTAGTCCAACAAATAACTACGGTGGACACCGTGTGGCTAACGTGGCTGAAGCCGTGGAGGTGGGTAGACTTAGTAAGTTAGAGTTTTTCGATTCTGATCAAACGGTTAGGTTAACTGTTCTTTTAGAAAATAGTGAGGCTCAAGCACCTAGCTTAGGAGATTTTATATATTTCGCTAAGAACAAAGATGTTAATAGTGTTGGTCCAGTTGGTTACTATGCTAGGGTTACTATGAGAAATTATGATTTTGCGCCAGTTGAATTATTTAGCGTTGGATGTACAATAAAAGAAAGTAGTAAATAAACAGCAATAAATGTAACTATATAATAGTAAAATTAGCAATATGGGATTTAAAATGAAAGGTTGGAAGTCTCCAAAAGGAGCAAAACAAACACCGATGAAAACACACGGTGGACCTCACCATGGTGATTACCCTGGAGTAGGTGGTAACGATGACTTACCATATATGAATCAAGGTATAGTACACGGTCAGCACAGCGGTGTGTTTATGGATGGTCAACACCCAACAGCTAAAAAATACAACGAGCAATTATTCAATGCTAATATGAAATACCATCCTCAAAACATGTACAAGGTTTTCAACCGAGAAACCGGAAAGTATGAAATGCTTAGTGCTAGTGAAGGTAGAAGAAGGGCGATGCAGGGTGACACGAGTGTTTTAGTTGCTAGATACACTGTTAGTAAAGATGGTAAGCAGGTTCCAGATCCTAACTGGTACAGTGCGACTAACATGTATCACACATCTGGTGGTCAATATCAAACAAAGAAAAATCTTGGTCACAATCCACCTGAAGGTGAATTTAGAGTTTATGACGAGGAGAATAATATGTTTAGACAGTATAAGACTAGAGATTCTAAAAATTATGAAGGTAGTGCTAAGGATGGTTCAGATATTGGCTTTACAAGATTAAATCCAGAAATAAGTATGCGTGATAAAATTCACTCAACTGAAGGTGGTGATAATTTTGCAAAAGGTTTCGGTGGTGTTACTGAAGCTGTAAAAATGGCTTACGCTGGTATTCCTCAAATGGATAAAGACGGGAAACCAATAATATCAGCACAACAACCTAGACGAGATAATGATGGTAAGATTGTTTACAAGGAAGATGGAACTCCAGAGCTTATGAACATGAGTCAATCACATTATATGAATATAGACTCTGACACGGATAACCGTAGAGGTAATAATCAAAGTAAAAGACTACCCGTAGATCCCGCAAGACTAGATTATAGAGAAGATCAAATGGCTGTTAGAGCTAACCCGCAAACGGGTTCGCCGGAATCTGGACAGTTCGTGATGCAACAAAGTTTGAGGCATGAGAAAGGTATGATAGAGGGTAGAAAGAGAGGAAACGTGTATGATAAGCCTAACGCTGCTATGCAAAACTTTGGAGAAAATCCTGTTCAGTTTAATCCTGACACAAATGTATATGACGCTGTTGATAAAGACTATCAAACACATATTACTCAATCGGAACTAGAAAGAATACGTAAAGATAAAGACGATTTTGATCCCAAGAAAAAAAGAAATGTCGTAAAAGGTACGACGCAAGATTATATTGATAATATCAGTGGTAATCAAAAAATGGAGGAGAAGTTAAAAGAAGAAACAAATATAGCTGGTGTAAAACAAAAGTCGGTTCAAAAACCAGAAGAAGGCAATATATTCCAAAGATTAAAACAAAGAAGGGTTGACAAAACCAAACAAACCCCAGATGGAAATTTTGTTCGTAAGATAAAAGGTCCAGACATGAAACAAAAAATTGTTAATGGAGAGGTTGTTTGGGATAGAGAAAGAGATGGTGGAAGATTAGTAGATGCACTTAAAAAACTTGCAAGAAAAAGAAAAGACGATCAAAGTCAAAAGGAGGTTGATACGGCTATAAGATTAGATAAAAAAGTGCCTACTAAAATACCGACAAAAATAGACACTAGTCTACCGCAACCAAAACCTAGTGAAAAAACTGATAAACAACCAGATGAAAAGGTTGGTAAAGTTAGTGTTGATTTTAATGAGATGGATAAATTGAATAAACCAACTCCTGCGCAATCACCAACCACAACAGGTAAAACTAAAGAAACTAAAACACGTAGAGTTAAGGAAGATAAACAACCTAGGCAGAAGAGAGAGAAAAAACCTAGAGAAAAAATCATGACTGGTAGTAACAAGTTTAGAGGTAAGATTCAAGATGCCTTTAGAAGAAAGAAAGGTGGTAAAGAAAGAAAAGGATTAAATCTTAGAAGAGTAGAAGGTGGAGATCTTTTTGGAACTATAAAAAGAAAACTAGCAGAACGTAAAGCTAGAAGAGCTTCTAAAAAGGGTAGTGGAGGAGGATTACTTGGTAAATTTAAATTAAAGTTTACTAGAAAAGGGTCGATGAGTTAATAACAATCAAAATAAATAATATGTCATACATTTTTAATAGAACAGCATCACCATTTAAACTAGGCCCACTAGCTATAGCTGGTATAGTCTCCGGTGGAATTAACTTAATTGGTGGTCTCATGAATAAAAGTGCAGCTAAAGCAGAAGAAACTAAAGCGCGAGAGCTGGCTGAGGCTCGAGAAAGAAAAATGAATCAACTAAAAGACGTCTACTCAAGCCTAGATACTAGTAATCCATATTTAAACATGGAGAATAAATTTGAAGATCTAACTGTTAATCAAAAACAATATGATCTTGAGAGACAACAGTTTCAACAGAGTCAGGCTAACATACTAGATAACATGAAGGGTGCAGCTGGAGGTGGTGGTGCGGCAGCTGTTGCTCAAGCTTTAGCTCAACAGGGTCAACTACAAGCTCAACAATCTGCAGCTCAAATAGGTACTCAAGAAAGAGAAAACTTATTAAAAGAAAGACAAGCCGCATCTAGTATACAGTCATTAGAAAGAGAGGGAGAAATTAAATCAAGAGATTGGGAAAGAGATAAACAAGCAACACTCCTTGGTATGTCACAACAAGAATCCGCGGCCGCTAGAGAAAGAGAATCTATGGCGATGCAAGCTAAACGTGACGCTACAACCCAAATGCTAGGTTCACTTGGAGATATTGGAGCTGCTGTTACTGGTAATATAACTTAAGTATGGGATTTAGAATGAAGGGATTTACCCCGTTTAAAAGTAAAAAAATAAAAGAAACTTTAAAGAAGCACGTTTCGGTTAAAGGTGGTTTTCTTGGTTTAAAAAACTTAGACCTTGGAAAAAACTTTAAGGCTAATATTAGTGGTAAACCAGGTAGAGTTAAAGGTAATATCACAAAAAACTTTAAAGAAAGAAATATAAAACTTAATCTAACTGGTGGATGGAATAGAAATAAAGGTGGTAATGTTGGGTTAGGTATAACAAAGAGATTTTAATTAATATAATATGGGAGCAGATAATACATTAGTACAAGGAGCATATAAAGCTGCGTCAGCTGGAGCTGATGCGGTAGAAAACATAGGTAAAGTTGGGCAAAATTTAATGAACCAAGCCACTAAGTTTACAGAAGGTTTAGCTAGTAACGCCGGTGAATACAATAAGCATGTTCAAGAGATATTAGCTTCTAATGGCGAACTACCAGCTGATGAATACGAGGCGCTTTATGATAAGCTAATGGAGGGTAGAGATGCTTACATAATGGGTGGATCAAAAGATAAAGCCCTAGCAATTAGAGATTTAAATCAAAAAGCTGGAGAGTTTGCTGACTATAAAGATTTTAGAACAGGTTTAGCAGATGCTATAGATAAAGGTACATTAAGAAATGGTTGGGATCAAACACCAGAAGGTCAAGCTTTAATAGCTTTATTAGAAGATGAAGCTAGATTGGTTGAGTATGAATGTGAAGAAGGGATGGAGAAGTGTCCTGATCAGGGTAAAATGGGAGTGATGATGCCAGATCCAAATGCAACAGCAAAGTTAGCTGAGGCTAATGCAGCTATGGATGTCTTAGACAGCAAGATACAAGCTATATATCAAAGGGCTGATTATGACGCTTTTGGAGAACCTGTTTTTGTTGGTGGAGATGAAGCTGAACTTCAACAGTTATTAGATGAGCAAGCTAAGCATGAGAAGACGATTAAGGATGGTGATGAGAGGTTTGTTGGTGTTAATGAATTAAAGAAAAAAGTTGGCTATAAAGACACTGTAGTCAAAGATGTTTTAACATCTCAAGCCAATAACTATCTCAACATGTCAGCAAGTCTGGATGCTGAATCAACAGTTGAATTCAACAGAGAAGCAGCTGATCGCGCGGTTAGAACTAATATAATAGATAAAGGTGATTTACTGTCTTTAGCTTATGATGAACACATTAGTGGTAGAACTTTTGCTGATGATCTTGCTGATAGTATATTTGGTAAGAAGTGGGGTGAATTAGGTGTTACAGATGAAGACCTAAAGTTATACATCGAAGACAGTGGGCCAATTGATGGTGTTGACGATGATGATGTTATAACAGAGGAAGAAAAAGTGTTAATACAACAACATTACGATGAACAACAGCAGGAGGCAGCTGATAGAGAAGGACAGGTTAATAAGTACATGAGTGTTTACGATGTTTACAACAATCAAGGAGAATTGGTTAATGCTGATGGAGAAATTGATGAAATTGAAGCAGCGTTAATAGCTAAATCAATGATAGAAAATCCTGACTATAGAGATGTATTTAAAAACGAATTAACACAGTACTACACTTCGCACATGGAACTCCAGTGGAATATCGGTAAGAACAGTAGAGCGAAGAAAAAAGAAACAAAAACAACAGAAAATAAACAAGGATACAATATATCATAAGACAAAATTATTAACGGGTAACTAACGATACAGTAAAAATATGAGCACAGAAAATAACGAAAATCTAGATGAGAATCTAGAAAAGCAGGAAAATAAAGATAAACCAATTGTAGACCTTGGGTCACAAGGCATTGAACAATGGTATTTTAATGGCGAAACATATGATGTTAGTCAGAAAGGTAAAAAACAATTTATTGAAGACTTTCCTTTAGCACAACGAGTAAATCAAGTTGAGGTTTATGAGGTTGACGGTGAAAAGTATGATGTAAGTGTAAAAGGTAAAGAAAAATTTCTTAAAGACTTTCCAAACGCAGAGCTCGTGGGAAAGCAAATAAGCCCTATCAAAGACTCAGAAAAGGGCCCGAAAAAAAAAGAGCACAATCCCTACCTAGCATCCGCTACGGACTTTCCATCGGAAGATATTTTATTGGCATCACTGTCGGGTGATAAAGACGTTAAAATCGAAAAAAAAGAAGACGGTGATGACGTTAGTTATGACGTGCAACAAATAAATGTTATTCCTGAAGAAGAACAAGAAAGAGAGTTCGAACCTATAACAGAAGATATAACAAGGAGAGATGAGAACAAGGCTATACAAAGACTTGAATCTCATTACTCTTCATGGGGTTTTTCTTTTGAAGGAACTGGACATTTACTTAGCGATGAAATAACTATAACAGCAGCAAACGGTGATAAGAAAGAGTTTAAAATAGATGCCTTAACTCTTCAGCAGGATATGGAAACAGCTGCTGAAATAACAAAGTGGATGGAGAAGAGAAAGGTTGATAAAGGTGATGAGCTAAATGAGGTTATTAAGAATGTTAAAATATCTAGCGAAGAAGAAAATAAAATTAGCACTGAGGATTACAATAAGGCAAAAAATGAACCAGAAACGATAAAGGCTAAAAATACATTATCTGACAAAATGTGGCTAGAACAGGTTAAGAACTATAAACTCATGAATGGTACAAAGCACCCGGCTCTAGCAATGTACAGGGAAGAAGAACTTACTGATGAGTTTATAATTGGTTTAAACCCAAATAAAAAAGCAGAACAGAGTGAGGAGGGGAAGAGGTTAGAAAACCTACAGTCCGCGTGGACACACGGCGAGGTGTTAAAAAGATACTTAGAAGAAAACCCTGATATTGATCCTGATCAAATAGACGAAAAATTAGAATACCAAATAAAAACATCGGATAGATATAAGGAGTTATTGGGTGTTGTTCAAGGTGAAGTAGAAGAAGGATCTAACTCAGGAATGATGGAGGAAAGAGAGAAATGGTTGGTTGAACAGTTTACTTATGCAGGGAAGGTTGATTTACTAGAAGACAAGGTTATTGACAAAATAAACGATACTACTTTATTTAGTAAGACTTATAAGCAGAAGCATTTCGAGAAAGAGGCTAAAGACAGAACTGTAAAATTAAAAAAAGAAACACAAGACGAAATACTTAAACTAGAAGTTTTAGATAAAGACCTAGATATTATAACTGGAAAGATAGAAGAGTTAAAACCTTGGTTTGATAACAGAGGTAATGATATAGTAAATGAAATTAAAAATTTACAAGAGCAAGGTAAAAAAGAAACAGATCCTTTAAAATTAAATGAAATTCAAAAAAAGCTAATAAAACTTCAACGTGAATACACAGATAAAGCTCACGAGTTAGAAGCTTATCAGAAAAAGGGAACTGAGTATTACGGTGTTAGAAAAAATATATTTGAAAAACTAGGACAACTAGAGATTGAGTCTGAAGAGCTAGGTGTTTTCACAAAAGCTGTTGGTAGAAACCCTGGCGTCATAACCAACTTTTTCTCTGGTATAATACTAGAAGCAGGAATTGACATAGGTCAGAACATTATCAAATACGCTGACACCTTGTTTCAAATGCCAGAAGAAGTTTTAAAAAATATAGAATCACCTTGGATGCAAGGCTTTATGCGTGGAGTAATGAATATAGCTTCTCCAGTTCTTAACTTGGCTAAACCTGTTTTTGGAGAGCATTACACTAATGAAATAACTGGTAAAAAAGAAAGTCTGTGGGATAGAGCTGATAAAAATATAGACAGATGGCAGCAGACACAAATAATAGACAAGTCAAGAAAGGATATAGATTACGATGAAATCGACAGTGCAGCTGATTGGGCGGAATGGGGTGCTAATTTATTCTCATCTCAAATACCAAACCTAGTTATGTTAGCTTACACGGGTCCAGCTGGTTTAGCTCTTATGGGTGCATCTTCAGGTGGAGCTAAAATGAGGCAGCTAGAAGATGAAGACGCGCTGTACGAGTCATCAGGTGGTTTGTATGGTCATGATTATGACTTCTGGACAATGGCAGCTAATGCCACTATAACTGGTGCCGCTGAATCGCTTTCTGAAAAAGTAACATTCAATGCTCTTAAGAAAACTAGAAATGCTTTCAGGTCAGGTAAATCCACAATTAGAGGTGTTGAAAAGTCTTTGAGGAAAAACATATGGACATTTGACAATGCTAGAAACGCGTCCATTGAAATGTTTGAAGAAGGTTTTTCTGAGTCTCTATCTGCTGTAGCTGGTAACCTAGCTGACATGTATAGTGGAAAGGAAGATGTTAGCATATGGGATGGGGTTGAGGAGTCTTTTGTTAGTGGTGCTTTTATAAGTGGTGGTATTCAAGGTGTAAGATTACTACCTCAGTTAACAAAACCGTTTACGTCTAAAGACACGAATCAAAAGTTAGGAGAGTTGTCATTAAAGGTTAAAAAAGTACTAGACTCTATAAGCGAACTAGAGGGTAATCATAGTTATGGCTCAGCAGCTAAAGCTAGAAAGATGAAGAAACTTCAAGAAGAGTATGAGTACCTAGTTAAACAGAGTAATAGTATACTTCAAGAGGATATAAAGAGAGTTGACCTATTACACCCATCAGAAAAGAAAGCTCTTTTGAATATTGAAAAGTTAAACTACGAGTCAAGAAAAGAAGTAGAAGCTATAAACGCTAACGATAAGTTGACTGAAAAAGAAAAAGCGGATAGAATAAAAGAGATTCAATCAAGTGTAGATACCAGATTAAAACGTAAGCAACAGATAATAGATAGGTACCCACCTAACGTTGTTAACAAAAACTATGAAAGACAGAGTCTCTGGATGAACTCAATGCAAGAAATGATTAACAAGATGGGAGGTGTTAAAATGAGAACTAGAGAAGTTAGAGGAGATGAGTTCGCTGATATTGTTTCTAAATCACAAGCAAAAAATGAAGACGGATCCAGCATGTCACTCGAACAAATAGATGAGGTTTCTATTCAAAACAAAGGTTTAATTGAAGGACTAAAATCTATTATAAGCGATAAATCATCTACCGAACAAGAGATTGCCGACGCACAAGAAATGTTAAATGAAGCGGAGGGTCAAGTTTTAATGGCTGATAGTATATTAAATTCAAATTTAGATTATGGTATAATGATACCAAAATTTAACGATAAGGGTAACATAGAAGGTTTAGATGTTGTAGTTAATAAAGATGCTGCTATAAAAGATGGTATGTTTAGTACTGCGGCTCACGAGTTTATACACGCTACATTCTACAATACTCTTAAGGCTGATCCACTTGCTAGAAAAATATTAGGTGAACAAGTTCAAAACATACTACAAGACCCAAGTGTTGAATTTGCTCCAGGTGCTTTAGATAGATTTAATAAGAGAATATCTACTTATTCAAATTATGATTCACAAGGTAATCTAACCAATTCCGCTTGGGAAGAGGTTATGGCTATAGCCTCTGAGATGATGGCTGATGGTGATATAAAATTTAACGATAGCTTGTTGCAGAAGTTAAAAAATGTATTTAGAAGATTTTCTCAAAACTACTTAAAGGGAGATATTGAATTTAACACAACTGAAGATGTTAAAAACTTCATGAGAGATTATCATCATTCTGTTAATAAAAATAAACCGAACAAAGCTATAGCTAAAATGTTAGTTAAAGGTGCTAATGGTAAAATGTTTAAGGATGCTAGGTCTAAAAAACAAAGACAGAGTGAAGCCTCTTTTTCTAGAGCTGTTGATTTAAATTTAAAAAGTAATCCAGACTTAATTGATGAGTTTGATCAGTTTGTGAAAAATAGTGATGGTACACCTAAGTATAGAAATCATGAAGAGTTTAAACTTTCTCCAGACTACCAAAATGCTTTACTGCATATATTAGAAGGTAGAGCATTAGATGGTTTGATAATGCAAGGAGCAACAGACTCTGGAGTTCAACCAACCGCCATGAGAGAGTTCATTCAAAACGTAAAGCAAGAGTTAGCTAGAAGGTTCCAAGGAGGATTAAACAAAAAGTCATCCGACAAGATTGATGAAATTGAAGAGAAGATAAAGAAAAAAGAAATTTCAATACAAGAGGGTATAAAACAAATAGAGGCTATTAAAAACAATAAAGATAACTATTTAGCTGAATTTGATTATGATGCTGTTGGAGATGGTAAAGTTAGTTTATTTGGTTGGTTAGCCGGTACATACAAGGCTGTACATTGGGCGAAAGAAGAAGTTAAAAAACAATACATAAAGGATAAGCCTGGTTTTGGAGGTCCATCATTAGATAAGCAAATAGGAACCGAAGAGGGTAGTATGACACTGCGAGATGTTCTTGGCGGTGAGACAGATGCAGCGATGACCGCTATTGATAATATGGATTTATCGTTTGGTAGAAAACAGGAGATGAAACAACTTGTCAGTGAGCTTAAGGTTCAGGATGTATTAGAACTTGATAATAATTCAAAAGAAGCTATTAGAGACATTATCGCAAATACAGACTTAGGTTTAGATGTTGCAAACTATAAAGCCGTTAGAAAGCTCTTAAATGATGTTACAATGTTTACTAAGATCGATCCCAAGACTGGTAAACCTCAGGTTCACAAAACAGGAAAGAACAAGGGCGAAGTAAAATTATTTAGACCTACATCGGAAAAGAAAACAGAACCAATCGGTCCACTGTTTGAAGTATTAAACGCTGTATCAGCCGAGTTTGGTATTGATCCACTTAGAATATTATCAACACAAGATTTAGATGGAACTCAAAGATCATCTGCTCAAAACCTAATATTTGATTTATCAACAAATGAAGATGGTAGTTTTAATAAACAATTGTTTGAGTTACTACCAGAAGGTCAAGATAGAAGTGGTAGAGCAACTGGTATAGCGAATACAAAGTTAGGTGATTTTTATACAAAAGGAGATAGAGTTAAAAGTGCTGAGGGTGCTGATTCTAAACTAGGCAATAAGTATGCTCAAGAAAAAAGAACCGATGTAACTAGAGACGAGTTCTTAGATAAGTTTGGTATAAATCCAGATGGTAGTAAAAAACCTGGTACAGATGCTGATGGTGCTATAAGAGAGTTGGTACAACAACTAGCTGTGCTGCAAGCTAATCAGAGTATAAGAGAATACAACTACACAAAAGGAGATGTTACAGACTCTGTTATAGCTAAAATTGGAGATGGTAAATCAGAAGCTTCATTTAGTAAGAACTCAAACACAAATATCACTATATCAAATAAGTGGGACCAAGTTATAGACAGAGTTGCAGAGAGACACGGTCAAGCTCCATTAACAAAAGAAACCTGGACCAATATAATAAATGAAGTTTACGAAGGAGATCTTAGTAAAAACATGATTAAGAAGATGGCTAACAAACTTGAGAGTCAATTCCAAAACTGGTATGACAAAGCTGAGTTTTTTGGTGATACATATAATTTAACACTTAAGGAGTCTTTGGTTAATGATTGGTTTATGGATGCTGATCAAAGAAACGATTTGAATATAAAAAGATCTTTAGATTTAAAAGAGAATCCTGGTAACGTATTTAAAGATAAAAAGGGTTTAGAAAAAGCTAGAGAAAATATCGTTACAAATATAGAGGAGGATTTTAAAGTAAAAATGAAACCATCTGATATAGCATTAGACATGTTAGGTTACGCTAGTAAAGGTTTTGTGGGTTCTGGTAAGTTAGGGGGAAATGAGCACGTGCCAAGTAAACCTGGTAGTGTTAAAGTTAAAATAAATAAAAACGCTAAAGCAGAAAACAGACCGGATAATAGGTATAAACCAATTAAAGATGTTGAAGATAACTTTGCTCTATTCAATAACGCTGCTGTTCCAAAAGATCCTAAAACAAACAAATGGATTAGAGATACTAAAAAGAAAGGAATTGTTGAGGTATGGGAAAACGGTAAATGGAAAGAAGTTAAGATAACTTTATTAGCTGAAAACACTGAGGCTGTTTTAAAAGATAGAGATGGTAAAACCAGAGAACAACAATCTAAAAGAGCTAGAGAGGTTTCTAAAAGAATACTAGATAGAGCTTGGAAAAGAGTTAAAGACCCCAGGGATAGTTATAGTAAAAAAGATTTTGGAGCCCTGTTAATGAACTTAGGTTCTAGTATGGATTCTCCACTTAGAAAATCCGCACCAGCAACAGCTATACAAAGTAACATAAAAGATGTTATAGCTAGAGGTGAAAAGAAGGGAATAAAACCTGGGCAATCAACACAGTATGAACACTCAGTTTCTAAAGCTGTTATTAACAATAGAATAATAGATTCATACAATAAACACGGGGAGCTAAAAATAGACGAAGTGTTTAAAAACTATGAAGTTTTTGTTATATCTAAATCATGGGATAAATCTCAAGACAGAGCTGGATATAAAACTAAACTACCTATTGACGGTATTAGAGCAACAAATATAGATACTATATTTCAATTTGCTAAAGGGGTTGTTGATGGAGAATTTGATATAAGAGATTTATCTTCTTTTGAAAGTATAAAGCCTACTAAAGATACTAATTTAGAATCTGATAGCAAAAAGGCTAAAGATTTAGTTAAGAAAATTATTGACTTAAAAATTAAACCCAATAATGCGGGCACTGTTAATAAAATAAAAATCAATCAAGATAACATGTTAAGTAAAAATCCAGATATACGAGGTATGTCTACATTTGATTTCGACGAAACATTAATTATTGATGGTAAGAATTTTGTTATAGCAACCAATCCTAATACTGGTAAAGAAATAAAAATTAGTTCTGGCAACTGGCCTATACAAGGACCAGCACTAGCTGAACAAGGGTATACCTTTAACTTTGATGATTTCGTAAATGTAAGAGGTGGAGTTGAGGGACCTTTGTTTCAAAAGCTAGTTAATAGAATAAAAAAGTTTGGTCCTAAAAATAATTTTGTTTTAACAGCTAGACCTCAAGAGGCTGCTGTTGCTATACATGGTTGGTTAAAATCAAAGGGTATTAACATACCTTTAGAAAACATAACTGGACTAGCTAATAGCACTGGTACTGCTAAAGCTCAATGGATGATGGATAAGTTTGCGGAAGGATATAACGACATGTATTTCGTAGATGACGCCTTGCCAAATGTTGAAGCTGTTAAAGAAGTTATAGATCAACTAGATATTAAGGGTAGCTCAGTTCAAGCTAAACTTGGAGAGGTTGGTAAGATAGTTAAAACAGATAGTGATGCCATGATGAGTAGAGTTGAAGATTCTGGAAAAGATCCTATTAACGTGGAGTTCAATAAAATGCTAGAAAGAAAATCTGGAATTGGTGCTAACATAGTTATATCACCTCAACAGGCTAGAATAGATGGAAGAAAAAGATTTGGTCGTTGGGTGGTTCCTGCTTCGGCGGAGGATTTTAAAGGACTAGTATATTCCTTCTTGGGTAAAGGTAAACAAGGTGATGCTGATTTAAAATTCTTTAAAAAACATTTATTTGACCCCTTTGCAAAAGGTATTAGAAACTGGAATACACTAAAACAAAGAATGGTTGAAGAGTTTGCTGAGCTACGAAAGAAGTTTCCAGACGTAGCGTCTTCTTTAAAAGACACCGTAAGTGGAACACCGTATAGTGTTGACCACGCTATAAGAGTTTACCTGTGGAATAAAAATGATATTGACATACCAGGTATATCAATGGAGCATAAAAGAAAATTAATTCAACACGTTAAAAACTCACAAGAACTAATGGCTTTCGCTGAGGGACTCGGTGTTATATCTAGAGCTAGTGATGGCTATGCAACTCCAACTGATTATTGGGGAGTTGAAAGTATAGGTGCTGATCTTAATAAAATGGTAAACGAAACTCACAGAACAGATATGTTATCAGATTGGGTTCGTAACAAGGATATAATAATGTCTCCAGAAAACCTAAACAAAATAGAAGCTATATATGGTAAAAGATTTGTGGACGCACTAAAGAATATGCTGCAAAGAATGGAGACTGGAAGAAATAGAATGACCAGCACTGACGCTGATGTCAACATGTGGTATGATTGGATTAACGGTTCTGTTGGAGCAACGATGTTCTGGAACACTAGATCTGCAACTCTACAAACGATATCAATGGTTAACTTTATAAATTGGAGTGATAATAATCCTTTTAAAGCTGCTGCAGCATTTGCTAATCTACCACAATTCTGTAAGGACTTTGCAATGATATTTAATTCAGATATGCTAAAGCAGAGGAGATCTGGTTTGCAAATAGATGTATCAGCTTCTGAGTTAACCCAAGCCTTTAAACAAAGCAGAGGTAAACCTCAAGCTGTTATAGCATGGTTATTAGAAAAAGGTTTTACACCAACTCGTATTGCTGATAGTTTTGCTATTGCTTTTGGAGGAGCTTCAATGTATAGAAATAGAGTTAATAAGTACATAAAAGAAGGTATGACACAACAACAGGCTCAAGATCAAGCTTGGTTAGACTTTCAAGAGATCGCTGAAGAAACACAGCAGTCCTCTAGACCTGATTTAATATCACAACAACAAGCAGGGCCACTTGGTCGTTTAGTTTTAGCTTGGCAAAATACTCCAATGCAGATGACTAGATTAATGTGGAAAGCGGTACAAGACTTAGCTAAAGGTAGAGGAGATGTTAAGACAAACATATCAAAAATAATTTATTATGGTACGATGCAGAACTTATTGTTTGGTGCATTACAATCTGGATTAATGTTTGCTTTATTTGGAGGTGAAGATGAAGAGGAATTAGATAAAAGAAAAGCTAGACAAACACATAGAGTTATCAATGGTGCTTTAGATACCTTACTTCGAGGTACCGGTATCTACGGTGCGGCAATCGCAACCTTAAAAAACGTTTTAATTAAAGGAAAGGAGCAATTAGATAAACCTTACGGTAAAAAAGATTACAGTCAGATAGCTGTTGAAGCTGTGAGTTTGTCTCCACCTATGGGTAGTAAACTTAGAAAATTAATTGGAGCATATAAAACATATGATTGGAATAGAGGTGTTGGAAAACAACTTGGTTTTAGATTAGAGAATCCAACGTTTCATATAGCGGCTAACGCGGTGGAATCTGTGACTAATATACCTTTAGCTAGAACTCTCAACAAAATGAATAATCTTGAAGAAGCTATAACAGGTAATCATGATCTTTGGCAGCGTGTTGCTTTAGTGTCTGGTTGGAATAGATGGGATATTGGTGTTAAAGATGAAGAACTAGAAGAAGCTAAAGATGCAGCTAAAATTGAACAAAAGGAAATTAGAAAACAAGAGCGAATAGAACAAAAAGAAATTGAAAAGCAAGAAAAATTAGATGCTGGTTTAAAAAAGATTAGATGCTCTGGTATCAGATCGAATGGTGAGCGATGTTCAATTATGTCCCCATATATAAAGGAGAAAACTTGGAAGTGTCAACATCACATGGATTTCACTGATGGCATGGATAGAGATGGTGATGGGATTAAAGAATATAGATGTACAGCTACAACTTCTTCTGGTAAAAGATGCAAGAACAAGACTGAAAATAAAAATAAGAAATGTTATGCTCACCAATAAACGTGTAATAATAATATAGTAACAAAATATTTAAAATATGATAAATTGGATTAATTCCTGGAAAGCAGGTAACAAAAAAGATAGATACGAAATAGCATTAAGAATAAGTACTTTAACAGTATTTGAGTTGATGTTTTGTCCTTGTTGGAAATGTGAGAATAAAGGTAAATGTGCAAGATTTAGATTTATGATTTTAAACTTTGGATTTGAGATATAATGTGTCCTTGTCCAATCTGCACAGCTGTAGTGGTTTTTACAGCAGCGGGAATAATAAAATTATGTAAAAGAAAAAAATGAAGTGGATAGGTAACTACATACAGGATTTATTTTCTATATTTAGAAACAGAGTTCTAGTTGAACGACATGAACATGGAGTACCTAACTCTGAAGCGGCTAGCGCAGCTCTAAAAGTAGACCTACAACAAACAAAAGATTTGGGTGCTGGAGAAGTTTATACTGGCACTGGTTTGCTAGTTGATGTAAAAGACTCTTCTACGAATATGAACGCGGGTGGTGTATCATTTATAAAAGGTGCTATAATAAAAGTCACTGATGTGGATGTTGATGGTATAAAGATCGCGCAAGGCTTAGAAGTTGAAGTTAACGGTAGTGAGCAAGCAATAGGAGTAAACATAGACATGAATCAAGGCACAGCGACGTCTGTGAGTAATTTACAACCTCTTTATATTCATGGCTGTGGTGATGGGGGTGCGACTAGTAGTGATATAAGACTTATATCTAAAAACAACACCGCTTACGGTGCAACCATTGATGCTGGCGATAATGGTCATTTGACTTTAAAAACATACAAGGGTTTCGCGAGTGATGCTGGTGCTATACACACTATTGATGCTCATATAACATTAGATGCTAGAGGAGAAGTATACTTATCATCAAGAGGTAATTCATGGTTAGCTACACCAAGCAATTGTTATACCTATATTACTGCTAAAATACTTCCTAATGAATTTATGGTTAACGATGATGCTGCGGATGGTGGAGCAACAAACGCTTTTGTTGTGTTTGATGATGACTTGTCTACTATGGGAGCTAAGATATCGAACACAAACTCTGAGTTGTTTGCTTTTTTTAAAGTACCTCATGGTAGAAAAGTTTATGGGATAACTGTTTATGGAAGTGCTAGCACGGCTAATGCTTGTAGAGTTTATTCTTACAACTACCAAACAGGGCAAAGAAGCGCTGGAACAAACTACGAGTTTGATATAAACTCATACTACAACATGACTGACATAGTTCATGGAGAAACAAATGATATGATACTTGAGGTTGCTCCAGCTTCATCTAACGATGTTATTTATGGTGCAACGCTTTTATTAGAAAACGCTTAATTATGGAATATAAAAATTACAATGCGGCTGGTCCACACGATCTTATTGCAGCTGGGGGTCAAACAGGTGGTAAGATATCAAGAGTGTTTATATCAAACAACTCCGCTAACCCTGCTGTTGTTAGTTTATATTTATCTGGCGTGTCTCCTAGTGTAGACTATTATTTTTTCAAAGCACATAAAATACCACCTTATACATCTATGGTTTTCAGCGATTGTTTAGCTTTTGATTATGTGAAATATAGTTTAAAACTAATAAACTCAGGTACATCTCCAGATTTAACTGTAATGATAAAGTAATATGGAACTAGAAGTAATTAGAATAAGTGGTGGTACGGATAGTACTAACGGGATATTATTAGAGCTAGATCGCTTAGCTCCAAATCCTCATGGTGAGGGTTTTAGATGTAAAAGAAAATTTTTAGCATACACACTAGAAGATGAACAACGAAATAAAAAAATATATGGCGAGACAAGAATACCTAACGGAACTTACAAGTTACAACTTAGAAAAGAAGGGGGATATCATCAGAAATATAGTAAGCGTTTTCCAGACATTCATATTGGGATGCTTCACGTTACTAATGTGCCTGGTTTTGAGTATATTCTTATACATTGTGGTAATACCGATGAGCATACAGCTGGTTGTCTCCTCGTTGGCGACTCCCAAGAAAACAACCAAATCACGAAGGACGGTTTTATAGGTAAATCGACTCAAGCTTATAAAAGAATATACCCAGCTATAGCAGAAGCTATTGACTGCGGAGAGGAGGTAATAATAACATATAAGACTGTGTGATGGCTAAGAGATCTTCGTTTATATTTATGGAAAAGAAACGTGTAAAAAGAGGTGTGCACGCTAAATCTAAGACATCAAAAAATAAAGGTAGTAACAATTACAAGAAAGTATATAATAAACAAGGGAGATGAAAAAATTAATTATATTATTATTAACAATCAGTACTATCTGTACTGGTCAAATAAAAGACTTCTTCAAGTACTCAACATTCTACACATCGATGACAATGGGTACTTCTTTTACAGAAAGAGAAGATTATATAGCTATAAATAAAGGCTATGATAACGTAACAGAAATTAATCCATATGATTACAACTTAACTATAGGGTTGAGAAAAATTGCTCGTATGGATTACGAATATAAAGTCAAAACGTGGTATTACGGAACTGAAGATGGAGTAAGTGATAACGTAACAATAGGTAACGCTATTGGTTGGGAATACTTACTTAACTATTCTTTTGTTCGTGAACGTGGTGAAAAGTTCAACAATCAAAACCTGTGGCTAAGGTATTTAGGTAATAGTTGTGTTACTAAATTACAATACACGGACAATCAAAGAGTCAATTTAAAATTTGGATCGTTTGATACTAGATTTAGATTAACTAAAGGAAATTGGGATTTCACTATTGGGGCTGTGGGTAGAATACACCCGGTATACGGTGTTACACCAATAGATGATTTTTGGGTACCAGGAGAAAACACTTTTCAAGATCTAGCGGAGGACTTTGGATATGCTTCGGTACCTTGGATACAAGGGTTTTATATCGACCAGAATTGGTACGATGTTAGTGGTGGAGATTCCGTACTTATCGCTACCTCAAACGACGAGTTTTTC